CGGCTTGCCTGTACCGTCTTCGCCATGCAATTCCCAAAAGAATTTGGCTTTACGCAGCATATTGACTTTGCCTTCGTACTCACGCATTTGCGTACCAAGGTCAATGATGCGATACAACCTTGCAAGGTGAGTACCTGCGGGTGCAATTTCGAATTTTTTACGGTCTGAGTTTGAGCCAGTAACAATCATTTTATATCTCCAAAAATTTCATCAAAGTTGTAAATAACGGGCAAAAGTTTTGCGGGGGAATGTTTAGGAAGGTTACAAGCATGGCGGATAATAGCCATGTGGTCTTCATTGATGTAGCCTTGTTCAACTTGGTCTAACGCATCGGCTAGACGTTGTTCGTATTCATCTTGAAATTGCTTAATTTCATCCATTGTGTTTCCTCTGTGTGGCGTAATTGCCAGTAGTTATTTTAACTTAACTTAAAAGAATAGTAAAGTCACCTTTAAATATGTTAAGATTACTACATGAATACAAACGAAATCATCAACATTTTAGGCGGCACTTCCAAAGTGTCCCGACTGTGTAGCGTAAGCCCCGCAGCCGTTTGTCAATGGCGCAAGAAAGGAATTCCAGAGGATAGGATGATCTACCTTGCCGCAAGCCTTGAGAAAGCCACTAACGGCGCAATTACACGGAAAGGTCTATTCCCTAACGATTGGCAAAATATTTGGGTAGAGTTGCGCTGATTCTGATAGTATTTAAATTGTGGGTTCAACGCTTTAGCAACGTTGATTTTTATGCAAGCAACCTAGCAGACAAGAGTTTCTTGGCAGGCACTCGCACTCTTAGGTTGTTAGTGTTTTATTATCAAATGGAAATCGTGCTTTAATCGAAACCCACTTTACTTTGTTTGAAAATTAGTAGATAATTAAGTCATTGGTGTGAGAGCCGATGTAGACCGTTTAAGTCTGTATCTTGCCCTATAAAAAGGGGTCTCTCACCAAGATGCAGATTTAAGCGGTTTTTTTATGCACGAACGGAACGCAGACTAAAGTTAGCTGCGTACAAAGTAGAACTCAGAATCTAGCCGATTGTAGGACGTTGTGATCTGGAGGCTCTAACGACATACCAGCGGATCACGATAGTAAGCATACTGGGGGATAGTGGATGAAATACTGCACAAATAGGCGGCGAAGTTAGCACCTATTCCACGAATGGCTGACGGGTTCTGTGGCTCCGAAAAGGATACAGATTAAGGCGAATCTAGGTAGGCTAGGTTCGTCCACCAAAAAGGATGTGAATAATGAGTAGTAATGAGTTACCTAATAGTCTAAAAGGTTGGACAGAATTACATTTAATAGAAACCTTTAAGTTGACAAAAAATTTTGCATTGCGTGAAATGGTCGCTAAAGAACTAGAAAAAAGACTAAACGCAACACTTAGGGAAAGTATCTAGTAAATAATTGATGGCATCGCTTGTGTAATTATTTAAGTTAGCTTAATATTTATATGTGGCATATCGCCATTAAAAGAAAAGGATAAAACATGATTAAGATGACATTAGCCGCAGCCTTGTTGTTAACAATGACAGCTTGCGGCGTTATGCGTGACCAATATGGCAACCCAATGAATGTACAAGACGATTTTGAATGTAAGCAGCGTTGCGGATTTTACGACCCACGTTCAAGCATTGTAGGTAGCGCAATGTGCATGAGTGCTTGTGAACGTGCTAAAGGCTATACCCTTCATAAGAATTGAGGCGATTATGGACTTTGAACAATTCTGGAAAAAATACCCACGCAAGGTAGCTAAAAAGACCGCTATGCAAGCGTTTAACAAGCTGCCACCTGATGAACAAGAGTTAGCCCTTGATGTTGTAGACACGCACGTTGAATACTGGAAACTAAAGGAAACGGACACAGAGTTTATTCCGCATCCTGCTACATGGCTAAACCAAGGCAGATACTTTGACGAATTAGAAATGAAAGCTAAAGCACCAAAGAAACCCGCATTGCCTTGGTACTCTACCGAACAGATGACGATGGACAAGGCTAGGGAGTTAGGTATGACCCCCAGACCGGGCGAGGACATGGGACAATTTAGATCACGTATTGCACAAAAGGTAGCGGAGCAAGCATGAAAAAAACAGAAAAAATAGACAAGTTTGATCGACCTGCATACAAAATGCCCAAAACGTATACACGTCCAAATAGCATGACAATACTTGAAGCACCTAGCCGCATACACAACACGCTGTTTTACCCAGACGGAACAACAAAACATGAAAACGCCCCATCAAAAAAAAGTACTTAAGCTAATTGAGCAAGAAGACGGATGGGTGACAGTTGCAAGACTATCCGAGCTATCCGGCATTTGTGATTCAAATATGCGTAACATCCTGCGTCAAAAGTCGTTTCTTTTTCTTGAGCGTGGCATCTTAAATACAGGCAAGCCGCACGGCGGAAAGTATGTGCGTGTGTACCGTATCCCTCGCAATGTTCGCAGCACGGATGACGCTTTAAAGCTCGCCAAACAGCATCCGGGTATGTTCGGGCAATTGTTTTGGAGTAGTGACGCAAAAATTGAGCTAATGACATGAAAGCCGCAGCAATGAAATATGCAGAGTTACTAGAAAACGGTTGCTTTATTACGCATCAAGAACAAGATGAAATTGCCAAACTTTTGAGGATATTAGCGATGCTTTATGATCAAAAAGAAAAACCTTTAAACATCAAAGTAAAGGAAAACAAATGAATAAAGACATTTTATTTAGTATGTGGTACGACAGTTTGGAAGGCACTAAGTCTCAAGGCTTTGCATATAAAGCGTGGTGCGCAGGGTGGGAAGCGGCATCAAAGCCAGTTAAATGCAATTGCATTAGCCCAGAACGTTGTGACTTATATGATCGCTGCATGAAAGGCGAAAAAGAATGATTGCTTGGGGCAACACAACAGACCGTATTTTGTTATTGCTTGAGAAAGAGCCAATGACCAAGGCAGAGATATGCCGACAGTTGGGTTTAACGCATGACCAAGTGAGTAACAGGCTGTCGCACTTGCGCAAGAAAACTCCCCGCTACGATAAACGCATATACATCATTGATTACACCAGACACGCCACGCTAGGCAGAACGTATTTAAGGGCGGTTTATGCGTTAGGCAACAAACGGGACACCACAAGACAAATGCACCCATTTACGCAAAAGGAACGCAGCGCAAGGACATACCAAAACCTAATAAAGCGGCGCAACAGTAGCGTATTTAGACAAACAATGACGAATCGGGAATTAAATGGACTTTGACCCACACGAAGCGATTGACTACATTTACAAGACAGCACCAAAGTACGGAAAAGCAAAGGGCAAGGTATCTGAGCTAGAGACGTACAAAAGCAGTCTTAAAGCTATCTTGATGAAACAGTCCTATGAAACGGCTATCGGCGCACAAGAACGGGAAGCATACGCACATCCTGATTATCAAAATCTTTGTAAAGCTATTGGCGAAGCAACAGAAGTAGCCGAAACGATTAAATGGCAACTTGAAGCGGCTAAAATGCGTTTTGAGGCTTGGCGCACGGAGCAAGCCAGTAACAGACACCTAGAAAGGATGACATTGTGAACGACTATTCATTGCCGCTAATTACCATTACAGCGTTGCTTAAACAATATCAAGCCGCAGTACTTAAAAACAACTTTGAGGAAGCCGCAAACATTGCTGTAGACATTCAGTTATTAAGCCGTGACTTACAACAATGGGCGGAAGATGCCAACAAAAGCTGAAAAAAAGCATTATGACCGCATTGCACAACTTGGTTGCAGCTTATGCCGACATCTTGGTTATGGCGAGACACCAAGCCATATACACCACGTCCGGCGGCTAGGCATGAAGCGTGATAACTCACCAGTTATACCGCTATGCCCAGAACATCACACGGGCAACAGCGGCGTGCATGGGCTTGGTAAGAAAGCCTTTGCTGACCGTTATGGCGTAACAGAAGAAGATTTATTAGCCCAGACTGAGGCGTTATGCCAATAACCTTAGAGTTACCTTTACCGCCTAGCATGAACACGTATTGGCGCAACTTTAGAGGTCGCACGGTACTAAGCGCAGGTGGCAGGGAATATAAAGTAGCCGTACAAGAATACGTTGCAGCGCACAATCTACCTAAGTTTGGTGATGAACGGTTAGGCGCAACGATAACCATATTCCCAAGGGATAAACGAATCAGCGATTTAGATAATCGTTTAAAAAGTTTGCTAGACAGTTTACAAGACGCAGGATTATTTGATGACGATAGCCAGTTTGACCGCATCTATATATGCCGAGGGATGATTAAAAAAGGCGGCGGCTGTACAATCACAATAAGCACACTTAAGGAATAGCAATGGCTAACCCATATTACAAATCTACTAAAGAAGCGGAAGCACCGTACACAATCCAAGGCTTTGTAATGGCTATGCTAAACAGCCAAACAGACGCACACATCCTACACCTACAGACACGCTCATATGCCGAGCATAAAGCCCTACAGGGATATTATGAAGCGATAGACGGTCTAGTGGATGACTATGTAGAAGCGTATCAAGGTAAGTATGGCATTGTTGAGGGCTACTCTGCTATGACGCATGAGCCACCTTCTAAGCCGCTTGAATACATGATTGGGCTATCTGATTACCTCAAAGCTAGTAGACCAACACTCCCCCAAGATAGTGAGTTGCTTAACCTATTGGATGAGATAGCCGCACTTATAGACCAAACCATCTATAAGCTAAGATTCTTAGAGTAATGCCAACCGTCCCATCAGCCACTAAGTGCAGCACATTAGGATGTAAGAATACTAAAGCTAAGTTTAGTAGCCTATGTATTGAACATGGAGGACGGGACACATTTAATCATAAGCGATACAACAACACCGAGCAGCGCAAACAATCAGCAGATAAGTACAACACCGCACAATGGCGCACACTCAGACAGATACAGCTTAGTCAGTATCCTATATGTGCAGCGTGTAAGAGCGAAGGCATTATCACGGCGGCGCAACACGTTGACCACATCTTCCCTTGGCAACAAATTGGTGAACACGCATTCACTATGAACATCTACCAAAGCCTATGTCCATCGTGTCACTCAAGCAAGACACAGCTAGAGCAACAAGGTATCTTTAGAAAATATGGAAACCCCAATAGGGATTACACCCAAGCAGACTATCGAATCGTTGTGGCAAACAAATGAACCATATATATCTAAACAAAGACATACAACCTAAAGGCGCATCAGTAGTCTACTGGATACACGCACCTGAGCATAAAGATATGCTTAATGAGGGATACATAGGTATAACAAAGAATGGTGTTAATCATAGGTGGAGGCAACACTCAAGGGATATCCGTAACCTTAACAATCAACATAAAGTGTATGAAACACTAAAGCAACAACCTACTTTAATATTTGAAATAGTAGTAATAGCTAAGTCACGGGAATACTGCGAGGATATAGAAGCCAAACTAAGACCAACTCACGGCATAGGATGGAATGTAGCTAAGGGCGGCAGGGATGGGTTTGCCAAGAGAGGCGGTGAACAAACAAAAGAACGATGGCTTGCTATCTATACTCCGTGTGATCATTGGTATAAAGCAGAAATGCTAATGCTCAGACAAATCAAAAGAAAGGAAAAGTTAGCCGCAAAAAGATTAGCAAGAGAAGAATACCTACCCTTTCGTGGTCATACTACAAGGAAGCTAGCAAAGGACAACACAACAGGTCTAACGGGTGTTGGCTACTATCCTAAATATAATTTATATAGAGCGCAAATCTGTATTGATAGAACGATTATTACTCTTGGCTATTACCAAACCAAAGAAGATGCTCATCAAAAATATTTAAAGGCTAAGTCATTGGTTAAAGAGTTTAGAGATCAAAAGGCAGACAGTAGGTGGATGATTGCACAAGTGAATAGGTAAAACACGCCCACACAGGCTAGAAAGTTAAATATTATGAAGCTGACTAAGAG